CAGCCACACGCTACTTCCCCAGTTGCGTGTGTGGGTGGCGACTTCCACGGATGAGAAGAGGGTGAGGGCATATGGCCCAGCACGAGTATGATCTGCCTGACGATTTCGATGATTACGATGATGGTGCCATGACGCAGGTGCGTCGGGCACATAAGGCCGCTGTGAAGCGGTTGAAGGAACTTGAGGGTGAACTTCAAGGTTATCGTGTCGAATCACGTAAGCGGACAGTGGCAGACGTTCTCGCGTCTCGCGGTTACAACCCGAAGATCGCTGATTTGATCCCAGGGGATATCACTAACGAAGCAGAGATTGTTTCTTGGCTTGATGAGAAGGCCGATGTGTTCCAGCCCACGACTGTGGCTGCGGACAGCGATGGCTCTCAGAATGAGCAGATGGACTTTCAGCAGGATGTGATGGTTCCCCCTGGCTATCAGCAGTTCAATGAGGTTGTGAACGCGGGACAGGCACCGGCTGGTGACGAGTCGCAGATCATGGCAATGATTGCCGCTGCAAAGACACCGGAAGACCTGAACAGGATTCTGTTCCAGGGTTCCGGTGGTCCCCCGGTGTACTGACCAGTAGTCCAATAACTATTTGCGAAAGGTGGTGAATCTCAACTATGCCTAATACCTACACTGGTACTAGCACGATCAGCAATCAGACTGGTATGACTAACCTTGTCCAGACTGCTTATGATCGTTATGTTGAGATGGCACTGCGGTCGCAGCCGCTCATCCGTGACATTGCTGATAAGCGGCCCGTCCAGCAGGCCATGCCAGGTTCGTCTGTTGTTTTCCAGATTTATTCTGATCTGGCCCAGGCAACTTCGACCCTGACTGAAAACGTTGATCCTGATGCTGTTGCGCTGAGCAACACGACCACGGTCACTGTTACTCTGAACGAGTACGGCAATGCTGCCCTGCTCACCCGCAAGCTGGGTCTGTTCTCGCTGTCCGATGTTGATCCGGCTGCTGCTGACATTATCGCGTACAACATGGCTGACTCGCTTGACTCTGTTGTGATGACGGAGCTGCGTGGTGGTAGCAATGTTCGTTTCGCCCGTGACTCGTCCGACACTCCCACTCAGACTTCTGAGGTTGAGATCACGGACATCATCAAGGCTGACGACATTCGCTTCGTTGTTGCGAAGCTGCGTGCGAACCTTGCGGTTCCGCGTCAGGGTAGCCTTTACGCTGCCTACATTCACCCTGAGGTTTCCTTCGATCTTCGCAAGGAGGCTACGGGTGGCGGGTTCCAGGATCTCCACAAGTATGATGCTACGGAGAACTTCTGGCCTGGATTCATCGGTACGTTTGAGGGTGCTTACTTCATTGAGACTCCTCGCATGTACTCGGCAACGGATGGCGCGACTTCTGCTCGCGTGTACCGCACGATCATTGTCGGCAAGCAGGCACTGGCTGAGGCTGTTGCTGAGGAGCCGCACACGATCATGGGTCCGGTTACGGACAAGCTGATGCGTCACCGCCCTCTGGGCTGGTATGGCGTTCTCGGGTGGAAGCGTTACCGTGAGGCTGCGCTTTACCGCATTGAGTCGGCTTCGTCTATCAACGCCTGATAGTTGATGTTCCTGCGGGGGTCACTCATATGGTGGGGTGGCCCCTGCGGGGCATTGAGAGGGATCTGATGTCTTGCAGGACCGGGTGTATTACGAAAGACCATGAGACTTATGGGCAGTGCTTGAGGGCTGCTTCTTTGCGTGTGGGTTGGTCCCGCTCGCATCTTGGGATTGATGCTTCACGGGAGAAAAGTAAGAACCGTGAGCTTGATCTTTACGCTGAGGCCCGTCAGGCGGGGATTCAGCCAGCAACTACTAGGACTCCAGACATTCATAAAGCGTTTGAGTTGTCTGCGAAGGCCGGGGCAGCGTTTGATGCCACGGATAACACATTCAGTAACGGTGCCCATTACAGCCCCAAAACGGGGCAAGTTGTTAAGTTCGATTAAGGAGAACAGGTGGCGAACGCTGTCTTCCCGAAGGCCAAGGAAGGTTTCCTTGACGGGAGCATTGACTTGGATACGGCTACGATCAAGGTTGCCCTGGTGCGGGGCTACACGTATAACACTGCCCATGACACGGTGTCTGATGTGACTGGTGCTGGTGGCACGCTTCATGCTACGTCGTCTGGCTTGTCTAGCAAGACTGTGACGAATGGTGTGTTTGATGCGGCTGATGTGACGTTCACGACGCCTGCGTCTAACACGAGCGATCATGCGCTGCTGCTGTTCCAGTCGTCTGCTTCGACTGGTGGCGCTGATGTGGCTGATACGAGTCAGCGTGTGATTGCGTGGATTGATTCGGGTACTGGTATCCCGATTAAGCCTGCTGGCGGTGACATCACCGTGGTGTGGGATAACGGTGCCAACAAGATTTTCAGCCTCTAGTCCTGAATGACCGTTATTGATGTAACGGAGCGCCCAGTTCTGAAACTGGGTCCTGACCTGTTCAGGTTTGCTTACCCTGACGGGGTTGCTTCTTCTGCTGCTGTGGGTACAGCTCAGGTGAATGCGACTGTTGCCGTGTCTGGGGTTGCTTCTGTTGCCGCTGTGGGCACTGCTGCGACTGTGGCGTCTGTGGCTGTGTCTGGTGTTGCTGGTGCTGGTGATATCGGTTCGCCTGCTTTGTCCGCTTCGCTCTCTGTTGCTGGCATTGCTGGCACTGCCGCTGTTGGGACAGCTAAAACGGTGGCTAAAGCTCCTGTCGCGGGGATACCCTCAGGAGCCTCTGTAGGCAACGCTGAGGCGTTTATATCCATGAACCCTTCTGGGTTTACCTCTGCTGGTTCTGTTGGCTCTCCGAGCCTTACACCTGTAATGTCGCCTACGGGTATTGCTGGGTCTGAGCAGTTTGGGGATGCGGACACTCTCGCCACCGTGTTCATTATCCCTGGCCCTGTGGATCCCAGTAACGATTTCGGTAACGCTGTGGTGACGAAGAAGGGCTGGATTTTCCGGCCACCTGTCAGCACTTACCAGTGGCGTCTGTTCAAGGAGTATGAGGGTATTTCCTTGTTGAAGGAGAGTGGCGTGTGGTCTGAGGTCGCTCATCCTGATCTTGAGCGGACGAGGAATGCCCAGAAGTATTTGGCTGGTGGTCGTGATCATGTGGTGTCTACGTCGTTGAAGGCTGAACTTGAGGGGCTTGGTTACACGGTGACTGAGGAGATCGTGACCACGGAGGAGTACCTGTGACGACGTTTGACGATTTGACTAACGATGTGCTGTCGATGCTGCGTGGTTATGTACGTTCACAAGAGTCTGTGACTGCCCTAAATGGCAGTCTAAATGGGACAGCGACCACATTCAATGTGGATAACGGTTCCCGTCTGGGCATGGGTCGGGCTGAGATTGACGACGAGCTGGTTTACATTGACGCGATCACGACGAACGCTGTGGCCCTTCAGCCGTGGGGTAGGGGTGTTGATGGCACGACAGCCACCACCCACTCCGATAACGCCCGTGTCACGTTCAATCCACTGTTCCCTCGCCACTATGTGAAGCGTGCCATTAACGACACTATCGCCTCTATGGGTGTAGAGTTAAAGGCTAAAGACACTCACACGTTCACGTTCCTGGCAGCCACGAACACCTACTCTATTCCTTCCACGGTGGATGAGGTGAGCCAGGTTACTTGGAAGACTGTTGGCCCTTCGGGCCGTTGGGAGACTGTTCGCAGATGGCAGATCGACCTTCAGGCGAATGTGACTCAGTACACGACAGGCAAGACGATCACTGTATGGGATTCGGTTGTTCCTGGCAGGACTGTGCAGGTTCAGTTCCTGAAAGACCCGACTCTTCTGTCAGCGGGTTCGGACACGCTCACGACTACAGCGGGTTTGCCTGCATCGTGCCGGGATGTTATTGCTCTTGGGACGGCTGCGCGACTTGTGTCGTCAATCGATGTGGCACTGCTGGATCCGTCGTCAGTGCAGGCAGGCTTTTTTGATGAGCGTCGCCAGATCGGCTCCGCTTCTAACGTGGCTAGAACTTTGTATGCGCTATATCAGCAGCGTCTTGCTGAGGAGGTTGGTCGTTTCCGTGGCGAAATCAACACACCCATTCACTACCGGAAGTAGGATAGATGCCTCGTAGATATTACTCGTCTACTGCGGTAGCAACAACACTGTCTGCTTCCGCTAATAATTCAACCACAAGTATCACAGTTACTGCCTTGTCTGGGTATCCTGTGTCTACTCCGTGGACTGCGATCATTGACCCTGACACTGCCTCTGAGGAGGTGGTGACTGTCACTAACGTTGCTGGCACTACCCTCACAGTTACTCGTGGTGTTGATGGCACTACGGCTGTATCTCATTCTGCTGGAGCTGTGTTTAGGCATGGCGTTTCTGGTAGGGATTTCGATGAGGCGAATAGCCATGTGAACGACACGACTACGGACGTTCACAGCCAGTACGTCACAAAAGCCCTAGTTGACGCCAAGGGCGACCTCATCACCGCCACCGCTGCGGACACCCCCGCGCGCCTAGCTGTGGGAACGAACGATCATGTCCTCACGGCTGACTCGTCTACGGCTACGGGGTTGAAGTGGGCTGCGGTTTCGGGCCTGCCCAGCCAGACCTCTAACGCGAATAAGTTGCTGACGACGAATGGGACGGCGGCGTCGTGGACTGACACGCTGTCGAATCTGATTCAGCTTGGCCCTATGGAGCGGTTCAATGTGGTGGCGTCTGCGGCGACGGGCACCGTAAATATTGACATCAAGACGGCTGCTGTGTGGTTTTACACGACGAACGCCAGCGCGAATCACACGATCAATTTCCGTGGGGATTCCTCGACCACGTTGTCTAGCCTTCTGGCGGTGGAGGATGCGTACACGGTGGGCTGGATTGTCAATAATGGGACGACGGCGTATTACCCGACGACGATTCAGGTGGATGGGACTGCGGTGACGCCTAAGTGGTTGAACGATACGGAGCCGCCTTCATCGTCGCAGGCTAATCAGACTGCCGGTGTGGATGCGTTCACGTTCACGATCATCAAGACTGCCGCGACCCCCACCTACACGGTGTTGGGCGCCTGGGCGCAGTACAGGTAGGCGCGGGTATGCCTATTGTGGGTCAGTTTGGTTCGCTGGCGGGGTTTGGTGTGCTCCCTGGTGGCGCGTTGGAGTCCATTGCCACGGTGACGGTGGGCAGCGGCGGGGCGTCATCCATCACGTTCTCAGATTTGCCCAGCGGGTTCCAGCACCTTCATGTGCGCGGTCTACTCATTGGCGTTTCTGCTAATGACGCGGGAGCGCGCCTAAATCAAGACAGCAGCGCGACGGCCTACTCTTGGCATCGCCTAAATGGAAACGGCGCGAGCGCCACGGCAACGGCTGGAACATCTACCAATAACTCCTATGCTGCCGTTTACACAACTACTTATGGTGCCGCGTTCTGCATGGACATCCTTGACGTGTCATCTACATCAAAGAACAAGACAATGAGAATGTTTGGCGGTTGGGACGCCAATGGCTCGGGCCAAGTGTTCCTCCACTCTGGTCTCTACATGTCTACGAGTGCTGTCAACGCTGTGACCATCTTTGGCGTCAGCAACTTTGCCCAGCACTCCACGCTTGCCCTGTACGGGGTGCGCGCATGACGCTAATGACACAGTTACAGACGGGGGTGGATCATGGCTAGGACCTATGAGCCGATTGCCTCTACGACGATCAGCGGCTCGTCGACCAGCACGTTCAGTTTCACCAATATCCCCGCGACATTCACCGACCTTGTAGTGGTGGAGTACCTCAGTTTCACGGTTGGCAGCAACCAGCGAGGAATCAACTTCGGAGATGCCTCCACCTCCACGCTTTACTCCAGCACGAATCTTCGCGGTAACGGATCTGTGGCAGCATCAGTTCGGTTCACAGGCGGTGATGCTGTTGGTTCGACACCGGGAGTGGCTGAGAGTGGTACTGGGTGGATGACGATTGTCACTCAGGTCATGTCTTACGCGAACACAAACATAAATAAGACGTTTCTACAGAGCACCGCCGATTCCTCGTCGTATGTGTATCGGACAGTCGGGCTGTGGCGAAATACCAGCGCCATTGACACCGTCAAGTTGTTTGCGATTACTGGCGCGTTTGCAGCGGGGTCTAGGTTCAGTCTCTACGGAATCAAGGCGGCGTGATGTCAGTAACCCATGAGTTTCGGACAGGGGGCCGCTGATGGCGACGACATGCAGGCTGATCGCTAAGCAGACCCTCGGATCAGATGCCGCCTCGGTGACGTTCAGCGACATACCGGGGAGCTACACGGACCTGCTCGTCTACATCTCCACCCGGTCCACCAAGACATCATCCGGCAACTGGGCAGACGTTCGCATCCGGCCCAACAGCGCATCTACGAACCTGTCTATGAGGATGATGTACGGGGACGGGTCGTCAGCCGCGTCCGCGTCGTACACGGATTACGCCTATTTCTGGGCGCCCAGCACCTCCTCGACTAGCAGCACGTTCGGGAACGCGTACATCTATTTTCCTAACTATGCAGGCAGCACGAATAAGAGCCTGTCAATGGAGTCGGTGACTGAGCACAACGGGACATCGGCGCTGATTGTCGCTGGCGCTGGCCTGTGGTCGTCGACCGCTGCGATTACTAGCCTGATGATTGAGCAATCGGGCGGCAACCTCGTGTCGGGGTCCACTTTCTACTGCTACGGCATCACTAAGGCATAAGGAGCCTCATGTCTGACACACCCATCGCTGTCATCGTGAATTGCGAGACAGGCCAGGTTGAGGAGCGACCCCTGACCGCTGAGGAGATCGCGCAGCGTGAGGCCGACGCGGCTGCCGCTGCCGCTGCGGAGGCCGAGCGACAGGCTGCCGAGGAGGCCAAGGCTGCCGCTAAGGCGTCGGCTATCGCCAAGCTGGAAGCCCTCGGCCTGACCGCTGATGAGGCGTCTGCCCTGCTTGGCGTCTAGTCGCCAATCTAGGGGTTAATTCCTACTGTCCATAACGGCGCGGCGGCCTGGCCTCGATGTCGGCCAAGCGTGCAACCATGTTGCTGTGGTTCCCCTATGAAGCGCCACACGATTGGGTCAAGAAAGGGAACAGCCCAGTCTCTAAAGTAAGAGTTCCGAACATCGGCATGAGCCTGCCTGCGGATTCAGTAGCCCCAGAGTTGTGGATCTGGTGTTGTGCTAAACCACAACACGGCACGAGCCTGCCGTTGCATTTATGCACACATTCTCAATGTCGGAGGATGACTTCCGGCTGTGAGAAGTCGGAACAGGCATGGCTTTATTCCCGCTTAGCCGGAACAAGCCTGGCTTTATTCCTGCTTATGGACAAATCTGTCAATGATGTTTGACATCTGTCCACATGTAAAGAATCACGCTCAAATTTTACTTATCCGCACGGATATAGAAAGTTTCCGGCTTTTTCTTTGCATGTCCCTGCCGCACTGCAATGCAGTAATGCAGCCGTTCAGCCTGCATCCTGATGCCGGATAAGGAGAGGTTATGGATGACGACATCTGGGACTTCCTCGGATACGTTGAGTACGACGAAGACTGACCCGTACAGGTGCGCCAAATGTTGGCGACCTTTTGTTGTGCCCTCCCTAGCTAGAGCCTGCGAGGAAAAACATTGACTGTCACGACTGACATTACCGATAGCGTACTGCTTGATATCGGTGTTGCCTATTCCGCTAGCTTGAACTCGTTCACTCTTGGCGCGTTCGCTTACGAGTGGGCTATCGCTGGTCAGCCGTTCCTGGGTGTGGCTTCGGACGAGTTCCCGTTGACTCGTGCGTTCACTTCTGTGAACAAGGAGCAGTTCGATAACAGTCGTGATCCTGGCGAGCAGTCTTTGTCTGGTTGGTGGCTGAGGTCGCAGCGTGATTTTTCTGGTGGTGCAGGTATCACTTACCTTGAGCCACCGGATAATGAGCGTTTGATGACACGGTTCAACAGGTCGCAGGGTGTTGATGTGTGGACTCCTGGCGTGTTGAAACTGTTGCCTACGGTGCGTGAAGGTTTCACTTCGACTGGTTTGGCGAATGTTGCGTCTGCTCGTGACGAGGCCAATAACGTGTGTTATGCGTTTGGGCTTACAGGTAATGGTGGTGTGAAGAAGTGGAATGGCACTACTGCCACGACTATTACTGGTTTCACTGAGAATGTGGAATACCTGGCTTCGTATGGTTCTGGTGTTTTCGCTTTCCATGATGACGGTATTGATAAGGTTGCTGCGTCTGGGACTACAGCGAGTTCGCTGTGGACACATTCTAAGAACACTTCTGGTCGGGGCTGGTGGGTGAAGCAGCGTCTGATTGCTGCTTGGGGTGCTGACCTGTACGAACTTGGCGGGTTTACTGGTGGCAATTTGCCTTCCGCGTTTTACACGCATCCGCAGTCGGATTGGACTTGGACTGGGGCTGCTGAGGCTCCTGCCGCTATTCTTGTTGCTGGTCATGCTGGTGCGCTTAGCACGATCTACAAGTTTACTGTGAGTGAGACTGACGGCGAACTGCCTACGCTTACGTCTGCGGTGACTGTCGCTGAGATGCCTGCTGGTGAAATTATTCTTGGCTTGTTCTCGTATCTTGGTTCCTACATTGTGATTATGACGAATGTGGGTGTCAGGATTGGTTTGCTCGGCGGTGATGGTTCCGTCACCTATGGGCCGTTGTCGTACACGGGTGCAACTACTGGCTATGCGGCTGGGTTTGACAGGTTCGTGTATGTGGGTGTGGCGAATGTCGGGTCTGGTAAGGCTGGTGTAATCCGGTTCGATTTGTCGAATCTTGATCCTGAGGGTCGTGCAGCGTGGGCTGCCGACCTTGACACAGGTAAGACAGGTTCTGTTGACGGGGTGTGTACTCTTGGCTGCACAGGCAGGATCGTTGTCGGGGTGAACAGTAACGGCCTGTATGAGCAGCATCCTACTCAGCTTGTGTCTAGTGGTTTCTTGTACACGGGCCAGGTCAGGTATAACACACTGGAGAATAAGTCTTTCCGCTTTTTGAATCTTCGCAGGTCTGTGCTTGAGGGCACTGTGGCTGTGTCTAGTGTGCAGCAGGGTGGAACTGAAGCTGCCTTGTACACGTACCCTGATGGGTCTTCAAATGTTGAGGTGCAGGTTGTTCCTTCTGTGCCTATTGAGTCTCTTGGTTTGAAGATCACGTTGACTCGTGATTCTTCCGATAACACTAAGGGTCCTGAGATTGCTGGTTGGCAGTTGAAGGCTCTTCCTGCTGTTCCTCGTAAGCAGCAGTGGCGGTTGCCACTTCTTTGTTTTGATGAGGAGACAGACAGATTTGGTCAGAGGATTGGTCATCCTGGCTATGCGACTACTCGCTGGCAGAATCTGCGTAATGCTTTGGTGCAGGGTACGCCGGTTGTGTTGCAGGATTTTTTAACTAAAGAAACGTACACGATTCTCATTGAAGATCTGCAAATGGTACAGACTTCACCTCCGCGTCAGCAGTCTGGTATGGGTGGCGTGCTTGTCGTGACCTGTCGGGAGTTGTAATGGGTTACGACACACCGGATTGGGTTCAGATCGTGCAGGACGCTGCGATTGTTTTGGCGTTCTTGACGGCCCTTATTGGGGCAATTGTTGCTGTCGGTCGCTTCCTGATTGTGAAGCCTCTTGAGAGGTACATCGACGTTCGAATGCCTAAGAACGGTGGCAAGTCGCTGGGTGACCTTCATGCGAAGGTGGATGACATGGCTACACGGATTTCTCGTATTGAGAAGGAGATCGTGAGGATTGATGAGGAGCTTGAACACATTGCTGAATGATAAGGGTTTCTGGATCGCTGCCGGGGAGCGTGCCGTTAAGACGTTCGCTCAAGCTCTCGTGGCTCTGTTCGTTGCCGGTGTGACTGTTCTGACGATTGACTGGGTGCAGGGTCTGGCTGTCGCTGCGACTGCCGCTGTCGTGTCTGTGCTGACTTCGATTGCTTCCTACAACGTGGGTCCGTTCCTTGGACCGTCCCTGGTGGATGAGGCTGTTGTCCTGCCCGATGAGGATGATGATCTGTGAGTACGGGTGTGTGGCTGAAGGATCTGGTGAAGGTTCTTCGTCAGGCTGGTGTGCCTGTTGAGGGTATGACGTACAAGTACGGCAGGTACGCTGGGAAGACATGGAAGCAGGTGGGGTGGAATGGCCTCGGGTATTCTGAACTTCGGGGTATCATGTGGCATCACGACGCTTCCCCAGTGGGGGATTCACCGGGTGCTCTCAATTGGTGCATGTACTCTGATCTTGCTCCGTGCGCTGCTATCTGGGTTGACCGTTACGGCAAGTGGTTTGTGTATGCGGCTGGTTTGACGAATCATGCTGGGGTTGGTTCTTCGGCTCTGGCTCCTAATTCGACGGGTAACCAGTTCTATCTTGGGATTGAGACGGATCACAATACTGGGGAGAAGTGGACAAAGGAGCAGGTGTCTAGCCTGCGGAAGGGCACTGCTGCCCTGATGAAGCATTATGGGCTGGATCCGAAGGCGGCTCTTGAGTTTCATAAGAGCTATGCTCCCGGTCGGAAGAATGATCCTGATGGTCTGGATCTTCGGACTGAGCGTCGTAGGGTTGCTCGCCTGATGAAGTCAGATCAAACTGGTATCAAAAGTCTTCTTGATCGGTGGTTCAACCTTACAAAGTAAAAATCAATCTCAGCCATTCTGAGAGGCTTTCCCCCTCCTAGGGTCTTCGGATACCTGGGAGGGGGTTTTGTCTTGTCTACGGCCCTTACAGGGCCATACAGGGTCATCCTAGAGGGTGTCTTTAGACTGCGGCAGGAGTATTAGTTAGGTCACTGTCTAATAATAATATAGTATTACCTATAGAGCCAGCCCACTAAGGGCTGGCTCCTTTACCTATATGTACAACCTGTACATATATCTGTACAAATATACCTATACCTGTATCTATATAGGTAACAGTGTAACCTACTATCGCCGTTGTAAACCAGCCGCGACACGCCGAAGAAAAAACTCAATGCCGTTGACTGTCAGGCCCTTGCGCTACCGTATCTGCATCTACTACTGATGGAGGTGCAATGACAGAGAAAGCTCTCTACGAATTCGGCAACGCTTTTGCCATGACAGGCAGCCCCACCTGGGCTGTTGACAACATCAAGATGGTCGAAGAGATGGCGAAGCGTGACTACGTTGGCACGCTGGAGAAAGTTCTTGACATCCTCACCGATGTTGAAATCGTTCAGCCTTTCAAAGTGACTGAGGCTCCGGCTACGGATGCTTTGCACAGGTGGAAGAACTACGGCTGGCATGTGTCTTTCAGGTCAGACCAATACACTACGATGCGGGAACACTTCGCATGTAAGATGCGGCACGAGCCGTACATTCTGACCAAGGAATACGTTATGGATCTGATGGATCGCTATATTACTCAGGCTGTTTGGGAGAGCAATGAGTGACACTCCAGTACCGCACATCTCCTACAGCCAGTTCTCCACCTACGTGGACTGTGGAGAAAAGTACCGCTTGACAAGGATCGTTGGCGTAGTTGAAGATCCTGCCTACTGGTTCGCCGGAGGCACCGCCGTACACACGGCCACAGAAGCCATTGACCATCACCTGTTTGAGGAGTATCAGGCATGAACCCACTACTGGAGATCGGGCTTGATGCTTTCAACAAGTCCCTGAAGCAAGAGGTTGACCAGTTCCCTGAGGGCAAGACACCTCGTGCTGGTGGCAGGCCCACCAAGGCCATGCCGAACGGTGAGGACTACGCCTGGTGGATGGCTAACGGGCCAGCGTTCGTGCAGTCATGGATCACCTGGCGGCAAATGAACCCGTCCCTGCACATCCTGAAGATGGAAGACGGCAAGCCTGCTATCGAACTTGATGTCCGCGTGGACATTGAGGTCGATGGGGAACTGATTCAGTTGAAAGGTTTCATCGACCGCGTGTTCGTTGACACCAATACTGGTGAAGTGCTGATCGTTGACCTGAAGACAGGGAAGTCCACGCCTGCACCTATGCAGCTTGCTTTCTACCGTCGCGCCTTGAAGGCAGCGTACGGCATTGACGCACCCTACGGTGCGTACTGGATGGCCCGTGAAGGATCCCTGTCATCCATCCATGATCTGACCCCGTTCACGGATGAGATGGTTGACTACTGGGTGGCGAAGACCTACGCTGGTGTGCAGGCCGGAATCTTCCTGCCCCACGTGACCACCATGTGCAAAGGCTGCGGTGTCCGCACCCACTGCTACGTCCACAATCCTGCTACACTGTTTGCACCATCGTTCAATTTGAAGGAGGCTGTCAATGTCTAGCACCGAAGCACCATTCTCCGCTAACATGCGGGTCCGTATCGCAGACCACGACGTTCAGCTCACTGTCCGTGGTAACTCTGCGTCAGAGTTCCAGATGCATTGGGCTGAGATCGCGGAGAACATGGGCACATTCGTTGAGTCCGTGACTCTCACTGTTGCCGCATCGAATGCGTCAACCCTGTACCAGCAGCAGGCTGCACCGCCTCCTGCACCTGCTGCCCCTGACGGCGGCTGGAACGTCGCACCACAGGTTGCCCCCCAGCCTGCTGGCCCCCCTGCGGCGTTCCAGTCCGCTGTCGCTCCTGCCTGTGCACACGGTGCACGTAACCCCGTATCGAAGGTTGGGGCTAAGGGGCCGTGGAAGGCGTGGATGTGTAACGCGCCTCAGGGTGGAGCCAAGTGTGACCCTGTGTGGATCAAGCGGGGCACACCTGAGTGGGACACGTTCCCCGCCTAAGGCATGAGGCGTCTTGACCGTGCAGTCGGACAACTGGACAGGGGCGGGGCTATCATCCCCGCCCCGTTCAAGTCTTTCTCCGACTATCAAATCACCATCCGTAGAGGTGAGGTGACAATGATTGCTGGCCCACCGGGTGCAGGCAAATCAACCCTCGCCCTGTCTATCGCTGTCCTGTCAGGTGTACCAACATTGTATGCCAGCATGGACACGCACGAGGCCACGATGGCCCTGCGTACCACAGCCATGCTCACGGGACTGTCGCAGCATGAGGTGGAGAACCGGATCCAAGCTGACTCCAGTTGGGCTTCCGACATTCTCTCCAAGCATGCATCTCACATCTCATGGATGTTCGATGCGTCCCCGTCCCTGTCTGACCTGGCTGACGAGGTTGCCCTGTACCGTGAGGTGCACGGTGACAACATGAGGCTGCTCGTGGTGGACAACGCTATCGACGTTCTGCATGAGCATGGGGACGAGTTTGGTTCCTTGCGCTCCCTGATGCGGGAGTTGAAGTGGTGGGCTCGTGACACTGGCGCTGCTGTTCTCGTGCTGCATCACACCAGTGAGCAGTATCAGGGCAACCCGTGCCCACCTAGGGCAGCCCTGCATGGGAAGATCGCACAGATCCCCAGCCTCATCTGCACCCTAGCCTCACCTAGCGATGGCCTTATGGCTGTCGCACCCGTGAAGAACAGGTACGGTCCCGCTGACCCATCAGGGTCCACGGCTTTGTGGCTGGAGTATGACCCTGCCCGTATGCAGATCAAGGATATTAACCTGTGAACGACTGCAAGCATGAAGGTTGCGTGCGCCTAATGACATTCGAAGGCGACGAAAACTTGGTGTGCTGTGACTGTGGGGTGGAAATTCATGGATGCCAGTAGCAGGGCCAAGTCGAACAAGCGTAAAGGCGCAGCGTTTGAGATTGACCTGGAGCAGTTCTTCAGGGAGAAGTTCCTGAACACTACGCGCCTGGTGCGCCGTGGCAAAGACGACGAAGGTGACCTGCTCATCCGTGTGCATGACCTTGCCGTTATTCTTGAGGCTAAGAACGAGAAGGCCATAAACCTGTCAGGCTACATGGCTGAAGCCACCAGTGAGGCCCTGCGCTGGGAAGCTAAGCATGTGCATGAACCCATGCCTGCTGATCTTGTGATCGGTGCCGCTGTTGTGAAGCGGCGAATGAACCATGTGTCCAAGTCCTATGTTGTAATGGAGGCCGATGACTTTGCCGCACTCCTCCTACACCTACAAAAGAGGTGACCTGTGGACAGTGTTGAAACACTACGGATGGAAAACACCTTCCCCAAGGAACGGGTGGCAAACCATCTCCTGCGGTCTACACACAGATGTGAAACCGTCCTGCCGGGTGAACAACGACACGGGCGGGGTTGCCTGCATGTCATGCGGGTTCAAAGGCGACGTAGTTGGTTTAGTCAAGGAGATTGAAGGAGGTGACTGGCGTAATGCTTTCCGAATCGTTGAAACTGTCTCTAGCGGAAGCGGTGAAGAACTATCACGGGAGCGTGGACGAGGTAGCGGGGTATCTGGCAGCGCGAGGGATTACCAAGGCAGCAGCAGAGCAGCATCTTCTCGGGTACGTCACAGCAGATAACGTTGCTGTCGGGCATGAGCAGTTCATTGGCCGCATGTCTATCCCCTACATCACCCCCACAGGCGTGGTGGATGTCAGGTTCCGTGCTGTGACAGAGGAGCAGTCCCCGAAGTACCTGTCCCGCGCAGGGTCGGAACACATCCTGTATAACGTGATGGCTTTCCGGCAGGCATCAGACCACATCGCTATCTGCGAAGGTGAGATTGACTGCATCACGGCAGGCTTGTGCGGCATCCCCGCAGTCGCCTTACAAGGAACCTCAGCATGGAAACCCTTCTACGGCAGGGCATTCCTTGACTATGAGCGTGTCCTGGTTTTGTGTGATGGGGACCAGCCAGGTAAAGAGCTAGGTAAGAAGATCGCTACCACCATAGATCAGGCAGTGGTAATCCACATGCCGGATGGTATGGATGTGAACAGCACCTTCCTCAGTGAAGGTGTCGAAGGTATTCGTAGGAGGGCTGGTGTCTGACAAGGATGCACGACGAGGATTGGGAACGGCTCATGTTCGCCTTACAGGGACTTGGGCTAGTGAGAATCCACCTAGACAAGCAGAAGGGATTCATCGGGGGCTACCTGCCGCCAGTCAAGGACTAGAACCGTCCTTCCTCATCGCTGTCGCTCGCGTGTTCGATGAGGCAGAGGATCTCATGGTTGGACGTCACAGGGACTATGGACCGGGCAACATTGCCAACGGCTACCCTGACCCGCTCACTGCCCTGGTGGTCCGCATGGGTGACAAGATGGAACGCATCAAGCACCTGCTGTCATCGGACACACCTATCTACGGTGAGCGTCTACGTGACTCGTGGATGGATCTCGCCAACTATGGCCTCATCGGAGTCATGTGCATTGACGGTGACTGGCCTGGTGTGAAGGCACGCAAGTGACCCTGGATGAGTCAGGGTTCCCTGACGTTTCTGAAATGGTGGACCCGATAGTGAACGTCCACCTCGTGTCAGGTGCTGTCATACAGATGGCGCAAGTGTCTATCGTGGAGATAGCTAAACGCCTGCACCACTATGGGTTCGTGTACCTGTCTGATGGTGAAGGTTCCTACGCCGTGTTCTTCGGGCACGGTGTCGCCGCACTCACAGTGCCTACGGCGACCTAACGAAAGGGAAAGACATGCATCGTGCATGGATTATTTCAGATCTGCAAGTGCCCTACCATGACCGCAAGGCAGTCGATGCCGTGGCCCAAGCCATCAGTGACCTGAAAGGTCCGAACGATATCGTCCTCACCATTGGTGACGAGATGGACATGCAGACGATCTCCCGCTGGTCACAGGGCACAGCCCTTGAGTGGGAACGCAGCATCGGGAAGGACCGTGACGCCACGGTTCAGGTTCTGCGGGACCTCCAGGTGCAGCATGTGATCAGATCCAACCACACAGACCGGCTCTACAATCAGATCATGCGACGCCTCCCTGGCCTGCTCGGCCTGCCTGAGATTGAGTTGCAAAACTTCCTACGCCTACCTGAGTTGGGCATAACATTCCATGAGGACGCTTTCCCATTCGCTACCGGCTGGGTAGCCATGCACGGAGACGAAGCCGGTGTCTCACAAATCGCAGGGCAGACAGCACAAGGACTATCCAAGAAGGTTGGCCTGTCCGTTGCCTGCGGTCACACTCACAGGCTAGGGCTACAGCCCTACACGCAGTCCGTGAACGGGCGAGCAACCCGTGTCCTGTACGGGTTTGAAGTAGGCAACCTGATGGACATGCGGAAAGCCAAGTACGCGAAGACACATAACTGGCAGTCAGGTTTCGGGATCGTTTACATCGACGGCACCCGTGTCACACCATGCCCTGTACCCATTGAGAAGAAGTCTTTCGTCGTGGAAGGAGAGCAGTATTCGTGGAGCTGACCGACCGTGAGTTGCAGATCATCACGCAGGGGGCCACGAACGCGCACAAAGCACAACGAGAGTTCGTTCCGTTACCGGATCTGATCAATGAGGGTGTGCTGTGGGCACTGGAGCATCCCAAGAAGATCGAACTGTGGCGGGACAAGGGAAAGTATGGGGAGAACCTGCTTCGGCACAGTGTGAAGCAGAAGTGCCTGTCTCATATCGCTAAGGAACGGCAGCGGGTGTACCGCCTAGAGCGAGAAGACATCGCCTACTACAATCCTGCCGTAGTCAGAGAGATCCTTCCCGACATTTTCAACATTGAAGACTGGCTGTCATCGGGTGCATCAAACGACATGGACAAGGTGTCGGGTGTGTCCCGACCCAGCGAAGGCAACAACAGGCTCGCTGCTATTGTCGATGTGAAGTCAGGTTTCGATTCGCTGTCCGAAGAAGATCAGGGCCTGCTTCGGGATCTGTTCGAAGATGGTGGCCTGTCTCATCAGGTGCTGGCTGCCACACTAGATGTGACTGAGCGCACTGTGCAGCGACGCGAGGAGCGTGCTATCGGTAGGCTCGTGGACAAGCTCGGTGGTGAGCCTCCGTGGTGGAACGTGAAGGGAAGAGGCGCATGAACTGGGTGCTGCTAGGTGTTCTTGGTGTGGCTGGGTTCAGTGTGGGCTGGATTGTGGGTCAAGTTGTGTTGATGCTGCAAGACGACGGCAGGTATGACCTTTGGTGGGATGAAGATGAGTGATGCCCTATTCGTGATTGTGTTGTGTGTGTGCGCTATCGCTATCACTCTCGCTATGGGTTGGCGTAAACCTTGACGCGCAACTGGTGCAGACCCCGCCCTCATTGAGCGGGGCCGCACACCAGAAACAATCAAGCACGAGGCATTCCCACAATAATGTCAGTGCCCCACACCCCAAGGTCAGACTCGTTCTCTGTCACATCAAGGATCTCTGACCGCCAGATAACCGACAGAATACACTCATCCAATGCTGTCGTCACTGGAATACGTAACCGCTCTACCTCGGCAACCCAGTCCTTCACATCCTGCACAGTCACAGACCTGTCATTCAAATACACACCAACGTGTGCATCAGACTCAACATTAGCCATCACTAGCCTCCCTAATCTTTTCAGCAACAGCCCACAGCTCATCCCGAACAACAGAATCAGGATGCGTAGTAGCCCACTGCATAAGTATCTGCATTATTTTATCTCTCGTTTCCCGCACACCCAGGCTGTACGCCTGCCTGCGGATCCGGTCATACTCAGGTTCCAGAACATTGTTCATCATCAACCTCTGTCGGTGCAATCAGGTACGCATGGCACGAGGCACACCGTACATCAAGGAAATAGAAACCAACCTTGCCTTCATCGAACTTCACGATGGCAGCGAACTGGTCACAGCCACACAGGCAGGCATGTGTCGGCCCTGCCCAGCGATAATCAGGGCCATCGACACCGATCTCGCTGAACAGGGCAGACCACGGCTGGCTCATGCTGGTGTAACCACCAGTGAGTCGGCACCGATAGCATGCTGACAGTCGCAACCTTTGCACCCGGCATGCTCGGAGGCAGCCAAGTCAAGGAAAGTTTGCCCACCACCAGCACGCCACGCCTTATTGTGTGCAGCACCCTGCAAGCATGGTTTACAGATCATCATCCGGCCCTCGCATTCCTTATCACACCCTCATTCATCGACAATGTGGGTGGCTTCAGTTGAATACCCATAGTTCTACGCATCATAGCCCTATGATTAGGTAGCATTCCACCCCACACACCGTGTTCCTCATGGTGCAAGCCCCACTCCCGGCACGCCTCAAACGTGGGGCATGACTGGCAGGTTGCTTTGATCAGGTTCACGAGGGTGCGGGTCGATGACTGGGTCGGTGTCGGGTAGAAAATCTCAGGATCCACCTGGCGGCACGGCTCGTCACCAGTCCACTCAGGGTACTGAACCATTATGCCACCTCAGAGGGCATATCCAGATCCTGCAACTCCTGCTGAAGCTCATCCACAGCCTCATCTGTGTACCCGTACATCTTCACCGCAGCAGCGGCATAGTCAACAGCCCACCGGGGAGTCCACGGGGGAGGGTACGGAGAGAAACCCTTATCCTTGCAGTAAACATGGTACAGGTAGCGGGCCAGGATAAGCGTGGCACGCTGATCAGCCATAGCATCAGACATTTACAACTCCTTATCGTTTATGTTATCGCTGTGACATTCGCAGCCACACACGTATCGGTTACCAATAGTGACGAAACAATCCTTATGATGCCCAGTCAGGCACCAGCCAAACTTACTGGTGCCCTTCTTCGCAACCTTACTCATTGCTAGACAGTCGTGCAAGAGAACCAACAGCGTTAGCCAACTGGTCACTAGACACATTCACATAGATCTGTGTCGTTGCTAGCGACGAATGACCCAGCAGGGTCTGCACTGCACGTAGATCCTTACTGTTCGCGTGCACCTGGCTGGCGAACCTGTGCCGCAGGGAGTGCGTAGAGTACCCGTCAGGCAGAACCTTACGCACCAGCCTACCGATCGTGGTCGGGGTCAAGTGCGTGTCACCTGAAGGGAACAGGAACACATCCTTGCCCCTGTAAGGGGCCAGCCAAGGCTCCAGGTCAGGGTGAATAGGCACGATACGTGTCTTGGAACCCTTACCTGTGACACGCAGCTCTGTCTCACCAATCATAGAGCCATGCATACCGGCGATCTCAGCCCTTCTCAGGCCCGCAAACCCGGCAAGCATCACCGCAAGACGGGTGCGGTCGTCTGCGACCTTCAGGGCCGTCTGAAAGCCCTCCTCAGGGCACGGGTGAGGCACACCTTGGTTCACCTTCACGGGTTTCACCCCATCCATAGGTGAATCAGCTCTGAGTCCTTCAAGTTTCAACCATTCGAACAGTACCTTCAACGCTGACCGTGCAGAGGCACGACTCGCAGGCTTCCAGTTGTCATTAGCCATGAACACAGCCACATCAGACATGGTGCAAGTCACAGGGTCACAAGTCTTGATGAACCGCTTGATGAAACTCAGGCGCAACTGTCTCGTGCCAGGTGCGTGGCCTTGTGCATGCATCCACGCATCAATCTTCGTCAGATCCATCGTCGTCCTCCATCTCACTGTAGTAAAAGTCTTCGATCCTGTTGGACCAGGCCATAGCACCATCAGCAAGGACACTGATAGCACCGTGAAGCTCACGTGCACGCAGCATGATGTTCAGGTTTATGTCCATCGTCATGCGCCAGTCCTTGTCCTTACCGTTAGGTGTCGGGCAGCCCTTCTCAACCCACCAGTCCTCACGCCTACCGACATAGGCGTACGTGGCCTGCTGCAAGTCCATCAACTCGTGCGCCTTCAGCGCAACAATCACCTCATAGTCGTGATTGCAGTCATTGATAGCGATAATCTCCATGTCTCACTCATCTCCTGTCGTTGTCGTGTCGTTGCCTGCCTCACGGTAGGCAATCAGATCCACCATCACATCCTCAGCGATGCAACCTGGCTTATCGAACTCTTGCTCGTACCATTCCATGATCGCCTTGCCACGCAGCACGGCAAGGTCATACTCGTTCAGCTCCATAACTTGTCTCCTCTAGTAGGTTAGTGTCCCGTAGTTAGCCCAAAGCCGGGACCACGCTCTGTGCAGAACCGAAACAGGTAGAAGCCCAGTGAACTACCCTCGGTCGGCTACCTTCCTCACTGTGCACCCATGTCCGCAAAAATGCACAGTCAGGAAGAAGACTCAATGAACTGTCTCCCCACATGCTCAGTGTACGCAGGTGGGAAGCCTTCCTTCAACTCGTTCCATGTGATCTCACGTGCCACACCCATCACCTCACGGCCATGCTCCACATTCCTGGCCGTCCGGCCACCCTTCGGGATGTCATCAGACGGTACGTGGTACACACCCCACGGCCTGCCCTGACCCTTATGGTCACAGCCAGAACTCACTAGCGGCACAGCATCGGACAGGAACAGGCGATGCCTGCGTACACCTAAACCGTACGCCGACCCACACTCAACTGCTGCCTGCTCCATGCCTGGTGCACCTGGCACGTTCTCCACAACCCACGGCGTAGACTGCGCCCTGAGTAGGGCAAGCGTCGGCGTGAGCAGATCATCATACTTACTCTTCCCCCCTTGTGCGTCACGCAGGTGCTTCGCTCTCGTGTGAGCTTGACATGGTGGCGAGGCATGGATCAGGTCGAACGTGGACAGGTATTCAACGTCAGCCAGCACAGCCATAGCGTCACCCTTATGGAACTCATACGGGTAGTTGCGTTGATTGTTGATGTCGTATCCTACGATGTCGGTGAACCCGGCAGCATGGTACCCATCTGAGGCCATGCCAGCGCCACAGAACAAGTCAAGTAGTCTCATCAGTCTGCACCCAACAGTCTTTCTTCTTGCTCCCATTTGATCTGGTTGTCTATCCACGCATCATGTGCTGCCTCTTCGGCTTGACGCTCCTCTTCATCAGCACACTCAGGGCACAGACCTAGCCTGTGCAGGTGACAGTACATGTCCTTGTCAAACATGGAACATTTCCTTTCCGCAACAGTAGCAGAAACCTGGCTCGGTCACTGACTCTTGATGCATGTCAAGTTTGCATGCTAGGCACACATCGAATCTTACTGGTGTCGTAGTCATCACACAGCCTCCTTCACGGCAGCAGCAACCTGATCAGCCACAGGCGTATCCGAATACACATCCACAGACACAGCCACAAGAGGCTGATCAATCGGCGTACGAGGGTAATGCACGTAACGGTACGGCTTAGCCTCAGGCCACACAATCACAGGCTCCTGATACATCAGCTTACCATCACGAACCACGTGCCGCCACGAACTACCATCCTCACCACGCCACTCCGTGTACGAACCATCAGGCATGAACGGTGCCACAGCAGCCAGGAACAAATCCTCCTGACCCGTCTTATTGTCATACCCGTACACGTTCACCGCACCATCCTGCGTGTGAGTCTCGAAACCCAGCATCTGGAAGACCTCAGCGACAGTCTCACAGTCAGTCCAGTCAGCGCTCATCCACGAAAACCACGACTCCTCGGCACCGTTAGGCCCATAAGACCCGCCACGCTTCAACTCATGCCACTCAGTGTCGATACGACGCACAGCATCAAGCACATCTGCACGCTCAGGGATGCGCCAATCGGACTCAATCAACGTAACGTAGTAACCCATCACAATCTCCTATCATCTAATGTTGTATGTACCCGCTACCTCTTAGCAGATACTGCTTCCGAAACCTTACGATGTGCACCGTGTGGCAGAAACGCAATCGTCACAGCACGATCACGCTTCATGCACAGCCTACAGTCAGCGCACGTGACACCACGTGTCTGATTCGGGCACACGATCACACGCTTACCCGCCACTACACTACCGATTAGCTCGTCCTCCTCACCCGTAGCCACAAGAACCGTGTCCCAACCGTTACCTATAGCCTTCTCAACCTCATCACGTGTCTCACACGATGCATTAGGCACCATGTTCGCAGGGAACTCGGCAGGTGACCTGTCAGGCCACGAGTGCAGGTACGTCCAACCCAACGTGTCCGGCCTATCCTCGTGCGCGGCACCAACCTGAGCCACATACTCAGGCGTAGGCTCACCCGACACAGCGTGACGCACTAGCGCACCATCAGGAAGTGCACGGATACCGTCAGCGGTACGTGACAGATCCTCCGTGCCATGCTTGTCAGCGATCTTGAAAGGCGAGTTACCCATCGTCCCCTGATTCGCATAGCACACACCAAGGAACGGGCACCTGTCCGGGCACGTGTCACCCGTGATGTAGGTGGCAGCGACCTTACCTGTCTTCTTGTTGTTCGTCTTCGGTATGAAATGCACCTTCATGTCGTCACCATTGTCTCGGATCGTAGTTATCTGTGCACTCTAGCGTAACGAGAAACACCTCATCAGGATCATTACCGTCATACTCAACATCGATACCTGTCACGTTAGCAGCCACCGTAGACCACTCACCTGACGTTACCGCTATGACAGGTGTGTCACCCGGTATCTCGGACAGGTGTTCGATGAGCTTGGCGACAGTCAGCGTAGGCGTAGACATCACACACTCTCCTTCGCAAGATTCGGCACACGATCAAGCGTGTCACGACCAACCCAAGATTGGTCAAGGAAGAAACAAGGGATAGCGCCACGATCAATCTCAGGATGGGAACGCAAGAACGAAGATGCCTCACAATCCTCCTCAAGATACACCACGCTCGTGGCTCTCGCGTAATACCCGAAACCCGTACCGTGATTGATAGCGTCAGGGTAGTCAGCCAAAGGCACCTCAAGCCACCCGTGCCCAGGGTCAATGATCCAATGCATGATCAATCCTCCTCATCTGTGTCGTCTACCTCATGCCAGCACCAGTCCATGCCACCCACACTATAGTGAGCGACACCATCAATCATCGTCACAGGAACAATCTCGGCCTCTAACATCTCCTCATAGTTAGCGTAATCGCCACGTGCACGAGGTTGCACAAGCCTCACCATGCCACCATCGACACCATCGATCACCAGATACGGGTCATCGTCATCCATCCTGTCACGCTCAACAAGTTCAGCCAGCACACGAACCGTGTCAAGCGTGAAGAAAGGGACAGCCCAACCGTTCCAACGCTTACCATCCAACACAAGCGCAGGCAGCGCAGGATAATAGTCGTCGATGCCTACTGTCGTCCTCGTGTACGTGATCATGTCTCGTCTCCTGTCGTCTCGTCTAGTTGACCTTGATCGTGCCACCCTGCTTGATCACCTGAGCATACCACTTACGTGACTTGTACGGGTCAGGACCCACCACGTAGTACGTCCCATCTGGTGCATGATCCAACGCACCATCATACTCATTACCAAACACGGACGTAGCCTCCAGAAACACAATCCGGCCACCCTTCACAGCCTCAGACAGTGCCTTCTTACTAGCGAACCGTGTCCCATCATCCGACCACATACCCTGCATGTCATGTCCTCTCATCTAGTCTAGTAGTTAGGTGAACCTAAGCTATATCAACCTGATCCCATTATCTTGCGCGTGCACAGCACGCTCCCACGCCGTATCGTAGCCACGCTGCCACGCTTTCTCCCACAGCATCTGCACCCCGGTGATGACCATAGCCACCGCCACAGGCGACAGGATAATCGCCAGATAGATCAACAGTCCCGCCATGAAATCACTCATCACACACGCTCCCTCATGTCAGCAAAATCAAACAATGTCCGTGCAGTCTGCAAGATAGCGTCATGCGCCTCACGCTTAGACGCGAACCCACCCGACGATCCCCGGAACCCCGGCACATCATGCTCTATCTTCCAACGATCCTTGATGTCATAGGACACCACGTACCACACTTGCCCGTACGGTTGACGTAGGTCCAGGTCACGATCTGGTCCGACCGGGAACCCTGCACTATCCAAAGCCCGTGACAGTCGCTCAAGTGCAGCGATGATGTCAGCGTTAGTGATCCTAGCCATGCGCCTATCCTCTCATCTAGAACTCTCCCATAGGAATGATACCCGCGGAGCGTCGCTCCGTCGCATAGTCCGGACGATACCGAATCACCGGCGCGTCATCATCCAACGCCGACACCGGCGACAGGATACCGTCAGCATTCACAGTCTCGCGAGGAGTACGGCGACGGGCACGGGCACCACTAGGAGCCCAACCGTCAGGATGCGACGCAGTACGCAACCCATAAGCACGACGGCTACGCCGCGCAGGGACACGCCCAAGGTCAATCCATGAAGAACCGTACACACTCGCGCTAGAAGCGCGAGACATAGCCTTGTCTCCTCTCGTCTAGTCTGATCTAGCCTTGCTTGCCTATCTAGTACTACCCTAGCACATCTGGCCTAGCCTTGTCAAGTGATTAGGAACAGGTGAGAGCATGTACCCCGGGCGACCCGTTAGATAGGTGACTATCCCCTACCCCTGTTCCCCTGTTCACTTGTAACCCCATCTAATCACGATTAGCGACCACTGTCAAGCCCACCAGATAACGATCAGATAACAGAGCTTAGCTGAACATTCAACTATCCCAAAGGCTAGGCATTATCCCACCATAGGCACACCATGTCAAGGCCCCTTAGGTAACGATTAGGTAACAGAGCTGGAGGTTAGGCAACCCTAACCTACCCGCCAGTAACCTACCCTCCCGTAGGTTACGCTCCCGTAGGTTACCGGCAAGTAGGACACAGTCAGGATAGTCTCTCGCCTAACGGCGTTAGGTGTTGGCTTACCCTGGCCTAATGTAGGTTAGGCTACCCTTACCTATACCTATACCGTGTCCTATAGTATAGGGTTAGGGTCGCCTACCCTCCCCTACCCTCCCCCTATGGGGGGATATGCCCGAAGATTAGGCGACCTATGGGCAGGTTAGGTTAGCCTACCCTAACCGTACATGTGTACGAATGACCCCAGGGTTTTAAACATTGTGTACTACATATATATATACTATCCCCTTTTAATTTCGCATAGTATTGTAATCTTGTCGAGCTGCTGTCCTGGCCTGTTTTGTACCTGTTTGTCCGTTTTTTTGTGTGAGGTTGGTCACATTTAGGTAAATTCTTTGGTTTCAGGTGTCGTAAATGTCAGCCTGGACGAGGATATATATATAGAGGGTTTTATAAGCGGCCCCTTTAGGGGGCCGCGTTATAGGTACTTCTGTCAGATGTTATTTCTGTCAGGTTTAGGTTATAGGCGGGTGTAGTGTGTCCTCTGGGAGAGAACCCTCGCCGTTGTACTACAGGTGCCGTTGTCCACAGGCTGTGGATATTCTGTTGACCCCCCTGTGGGTGGTCCCTTGATTTAGGGTAGGGGTGTTCCGTGGCTGCTAGCTCTGCTGGTAGGAAGCGGAATGATCTTCCTGCTGAGGCTAAGAAGCGGTTTCTTGAGTTTTATGCTGAGGGGCGCACGATTAATGATGCGCTTCAGATGGCTGGCCGCACGAGGACGACGTATGAGGAGTGGCGGCGTAAGGATCCGCAGTTCGCTTTGGATGCTGACCGGATCAGGCAGATGCGCCAGGGGGCGCAGCATGTGAAGGGCGAGCAGATCCCTTTCTCAGAGTTTTCTGAGAGGTATTTGGATGCGCGGGTGTTTCCGCACATGCAGAATGTGGTGGATCTGATTGAGGGGGATGACCCGTCCTGGCGTCATCCGGGAATGACGTATGAGCCGGGTGAGCGTGATCTGCTGATCGTGAACATGCCGCCGGAGCATGCGAAGACCACTTCGGTGACGATCAATTATGTGACGTACCGGATTTGTATGGATCCGAATATTCGCGTGATCGTGGTGTCGAAGACGCAGGATATGGCGAAGAAGATGCTGTACGCGATCAAGACGCGCTTGACGCATCCGAAGTATGCGGAGATGATTGCGAACTACGCCCCGGTGGGTGGGTTTGAGAAGAACTCTGAGGCGTGGAATCAGAACATGATCTACATCTCGGACGATGCACGCGATTCGGGCGAAAAGGACCCGACCGTCCAAGCTCTTGGCATCCGGGGTCACATTTATGGTGCGCGTGCTGATCTGATCATCATGGATGACTGCGTGGATTTGACGAACGCGCACGAGTTTGAAAAGCAGATCGACTGGCTCCAGTCCGAGGTCATCTCCCGTATTAGCTCTACGGGTGCCTTGCTGGTGGTGGGGACCAGGCTGGCGTCGAAGGATCTGTATTCGGAGATCCGTGAGCCGCAGCGGTATCCCGATGAGGTGTCCCCGTGGACTTACCTGGCAATGCCTGCCCTACTGGACGCTGCGGACTCCCCTGAGGACTGGGTGACGCTGTGGCCTAGGTCGAATCAGCCAGAGCCTGGGGTGAAGGGCCGTGATGCGGAGCCGGACGCGGAGGGCCTGTACCCGAAGTGGGATGGGCCGCGTCTGGCGAAGAAGAGGGCACGAGTTAGCCCAAGAGCATGGGCTCTGGTGTACCAACAGCAGCAGGTAGCGGATGTCGGAATTTTTTCTGCCGAGGCTTTGCGGGCGTCTATCAACGGTAACCGCATGACCGGGCTCATGCCAAGGGGCATGGTGAACTGTCGCCCTGACGGGATGGATGGGCTGATATGTGTAGCTGGCTTGGACCCGGCTATGGCGGGGCACACGGCAGCCGTAGTGATCGGCCTGGACCCGGCGACACAAAAACGGTTCGTGCTGGACATTTGGAACAAGCCTGCGATGACACCGGACCAGATCAGGGATCTGATCAGGGAGTGGACATCGAAGTACGGCATCACTGAGTGGCGTGTGGAAAAGAACGCTTTCCAGTCGATGCTCACCCAGGACCGTGAGGTCAGGGAGTACCTGGCTGGTGCTGGTGCCGTGCTGCGTGAGCATTTCACCGGATCCAATAAGCATGATGTTGATTTCGGTGTGGCGTCGATGACGACGCTGTGGGCTGGTTGGGAAGACAAGCGGCAACTGATCGAACTGCCTTCTACTGCTATCAGTGAGGCAGCGAAGTCGCTGGTGGAGCAGTTGCTGATTTGGCATCCTGCCGCACCGAAAACACAGAAGACAGATATTGTGATGGCTTTGTGGTTCGCTGAGTTGGCGTGCCGTGACCGCGTGATGGCGATGAGCAACTTTGCCCGGTCACACGTGAATAACCCGTTCGCTACCCGCTACGACAGGTCAACGCGGGCGACGGTTAATTTGAATGATGCGGAACGTGACCGCATGTTCGTGACCCTGTAGGAGGATGGGTGCCGACAACGGCTGAGGTTTCCAGCCTCTACAACAGGCTGCGTGTGCAGAACAATGACCGTGATCAGCGCATGCGGGACATTAAGCAGGTTCGTGCTGGGCAGATGGGGATGGTGTTCCCTGAGCTGTTTCCTGAGGATGGCCCGTTTACTCGCCCTATCGTGGCGAACATGGTGGATGTTGCTGCGCGTGACCTGTCTGAAGTTATCGCGCCTCTGCCGTCTTTCAACTGCTCCAGTTCTTCTATGGTGTCGGATTCTGCGCGGAAGCGTGCGGAGATGCGTACCCGTATCGCCACCTACTACGTGCAGTATTCGCAGCTACAGAAGCAGGCTTATACTGCCGCTGATCGCTTTGTGACTTACGGTTTCGTTCCCGGTATCGTGGAGATCGACTGGGACGAGAAGATGCCGCGCATCAAGTGGCTTGACTCTATGGGCACGTACACAGTGCGTGACCGGCGTGACCGTGTGAAGGCACTGTTTCAGACGATCAACTATCACGTGGATGATCTGGTCGCGAAGTTCCCGCAACTACAGAACGTGATCTTGCAGCAGGTCCCTGGCATGTCCACAAAGATTGAGGTCGTGAGGTATCACGACAAGGATGTGGACATCCTGTTCCTGCCCGGTGATGGTGGTATTGAACTGATCCGCACACCGAACCCCGTGGGCAAGTGCCTCGCGGTTGAGGTGCGTCGCCCCGGCCTGGATGAGGATCCGCGTGGTCAGTTCGATGATGTGATCGCGGTTCAGGTGGCGAAGGCACGTTTCGCGCTACTCGCGATGGAGGCCGCACAGAAGTCGGTGCAGGCACCTATCGCCCTGCCGCAGGATGTGCAAGAACTGTCGCTGGGTGCTGACGCTGTGCTGCGGTCTACGACACCTGAGAAGATCCGGCGTATCCCGCTTGAAGTTCCTGCTGCCGCGTTCCAAGAGCAGGGCGTGCTTGACAACGAACTGCGTCAGGGTTCCCGTTACCCTGAGGTTCGTGGCGGCAACCTGGATGCATCTATCGTCACGGGCCGTGGCGTGCAGGCGTTGATGACTGGGTTCGACACCCAGGTGCGTACAGCGCACGCCATGTTTGCTGAGGCTTACACTGATCTTATCGCCCTCTGCTTTGAGGTGGAGGAGCGATGCTGGCCGTCGTTCCGTAAGACTGTTCGCGGCAACGACAACGGTACACCGTATGAGGTTACATACTCGCCCGAGAAAGACATCAAGAACGATTACTCGGTCGATGTTCAGTATGGCCTCATGGCGGGTCTGGACCCTAACCGCGCACTGGTGTTTGGGTTGCAGGCCCGTGGTGACCGTCTTATTTCCCAGGACTGGCTGCGCCGTTCTTTGCCGTTCTCGCTGAACGCGACAGAGGAAGAGCAGAAGCTGGACATTGAGGATATGCGTCAGGCGCTGCGTCAAGCAGTGTCTGGCTACGCGCAGGCTATCCCGGTGCTGGCCCAGAACGGTCAAGATCCTGGTGAGATTCTTACCCGCCTTGCTGTGATCATTGAGGGCAGGCAGAAGGGTAAGCCGATTGAGGAAGTGATCGCTGAGGCTTTCGCTCCCCAAGAGCCGCCACCTGGCATGGTTGAGCCTGCGGATGTTGGCGCTTCCCCGGTCCCTGGCGCACCTGGCGAGGCTCCCATGCCAGGTGGTGAGTCTATGGAAGGCATTGATGCTTTCGGTAGGCCGCGTGGTGTTGCACCTGGGCAGGCTGGTTTGCCGCCTGGTGGGCGTCCTGATTTGAACTTCTTGCTGGCTGGGTTGTCGTCAACTGGGCAACCTAACTTGTCAGCTTCTGTGTCTCGTCGTGTTCCGATTGCATAAGGAGAGTGGTTATGGCCGTTCCGGCAGCAGCGCCTAAGAAGCCTGCGAATCAGGGTGGTAAGGCTGCCGCGTACGTGCAGCCTCCGAATGTGAATGTTGCTAACGTGGATAACACGAATGCGCTTCCGCATCGTTATGAGGGTACTGCGAATTCGTGGACGAATCATCAGGTTGCGAAGCAGCCAGGTGGTACTCGTGGTTCCGGTAAGGGTGCACGCTAGTAATGGCTGCTAAGAAGCATCCTGGATTTAAGGCTGTGCAGAAGAAGATTGCACGCAAGCAGGGTGTGTCTATGGAGCGTGCTGGTGCGATTGTTGCTGCTGGTGCCCGTAAGGCGTCACCTGCTGCGAAGCGTGCTAATCCTCGTTTGAAGCGTGTGAAGGGTAAGGGGAAGTAGTATGTGCAATTTTTGTGGGTGCCAGTCGAAGGTTGGTAACGGCTACGGTGGTAGCAAGAGCGGGAGTAAGTGATGAAGGCTAAGGCAGGCAGCACTGGTGGCGGTGGAAACACCCGCGTGACCGCGAAGAAGGTCGGCGCGAAGAAGATCGCAAAGATGACGAAGCAGGGCAAGATTGATGCCCCGAAGCGTCGGGCCCGCTGACATGAAGGCGCAGTCGGGAAAGACGGGCAAGGGCGGCGCTGGAGCACGCACAGATAACACCAAGGGTAAGTTGACATACACGGGCAAGAAGGCTGCGGCAAAGAAGCCTGCTAGCAAGTTTACTTACACTGGCCCCGTCAAGAAGCGTGGCCGCTAAGAAGGCGTTCTGGGATCGACCTAACCCGAAGAAAAAGTCCACGCCCTTGACTCCAGCTCAGAAGGCTGCTGCTAAGGCGCGGGCTAAGAAAGCGGGTAGGCCGTACCCGAACCTCGTTGATAACTCCGCTGTTCGGAGGAAGCGTGGCAAGTAAGAAAGATTCACGCCTAGAGCGTGCTGGCGTGTCAGGCTACAACAAGCCGAAGCGCACCCCGAACCATCCCACCAAGTCGCATGTTGTTGTGGCTAAGGAAGGTTCGCAGGTCAAGACGATTCGTTTTGGTCAGCAGGGTGTGACGGGTGACAGGCAGCCTACAAAACGGCAGGCGTCGTTTAAGGCTCGTCATGCGAAGAACATTGCGAAGGGCAAGATGAGCGCGGCCTATTGGGCCAATAAAACTAAGTGGAGCTAAGGTGCCAGCAGCCCTTGAGCTGCCACCCGATGTTCGCAAAGTAGACGGTCGCTGGTTGCGCGACTGCCCCTCTTGCGGAGGGGTGGTCAGCCACCTACGACGCAACTATGCAGTACATGCCTCGCTGAACAGCCAGCCTTGCAAGAAGTGCAGCAACGTTTCTAATCATCCTTCAGGGATGGTCGGTAGCGTTCGTGTTGCCTGGTACAACTCGTTCAGCAAGAGCGCAATCTCCCGTGGCCTTGATTGGGAGATCAGCATTGAGTTCATTGATGCCCTGTACGAGATGCAGGGCGGTGAATGTGCGCTGACCGGGATGCCGATTGGTTGGTCTGAGCAGTATTGGGATCACACGGCATCCATTGATCGCATTGACAATGAGCGTGGCTATTGGCCCGACAACGTCCAGCTCGTCCATAAGCAAGTCAACATGATGCGTGGCTCGCTAGAGATCGAGCGGTTTGTTGAGTTGTGCAAGTTGGTAGCCGACAAAGTTAAGTGGTAGGGAGCCGGGTGTGGACGAGGACGACGAGATCATCGAGATCATCGAAGAGCAGCCTGTAGTCGTTGAACCCACACCCTGGTTCAACTCTGACACGGTCGCAACGTCTCTCGCATTCGCCGCCCAAATGGCTGAGGCCACAGCGGAACATTTCCACAATCTGGCGATGCTGGCGTTGGGTCAGTCGGCACATGAGTGGGTTCTTGCTGATCGTGCTGAGTTTGTTGAGGAAACCACGGGCGACATTTCGAAGATTGTTGTGAAGGAGCAGGATGGCTGAGGGTCACGGCGGTACGCGCCGACCAAGCAACCCTGCTCCCGTGTCAGGCCCTGGTGCGTTGTCGCAGCGCACGGATGGTCAGGGCGCTAGGTACATGGCTGGCGGTGAATACGGTGAGGGCCAGGAGATGATGGATCTTCAGACTTCTGCCCCGATGTCGAAGGCTCCTGCTGCTCCGCGTCCGCGTACTGGTCGCCAGGTGGTGTCGGAGGAGATGGCTCCTCCCACTCCTCTGTTTGCTCCTACGCAGCGACCGGATGAGCCGGTCACGGCTGGTGCCCCCTTCGGGCCTGGACCGGGACCTACCGCTCGCACCCCCATGTCATCTCTTGCTGGAACGTTGGAGAAGTTGCTGCCTTACGATGAGGACGGTTCTATCAGACGCCTGTACGCGACAGCGGTACGGCGAGGCTGGTAGCTAGGTGGCTCGCCCCCAGCTTCCTGCATCTTCACGGCCCACCTATTTCGGTGGTACACCGACAAGTAACACAGGGTACGACCGGCCTGATCTTCTTCGCGATTCTGTTTACCAGGCTGAGAACCGGCCTAGCGCCCTTGATTTTTCAGACGAGGCCATCCAGCAGCGTCAGGTCGTTGTGCGCCAGGGCGCTATTGACGAGTTGCAGGCGGCACGACAATTACTCGCTGAAGCGGGTCCGACTGGATGGGTTGCTCCCGGTGCCGTACCTGAGGGTTTTGAGGACGGCACCCCGCAGGCTCGCGTCAATCAAGCGTACATTGCTTACACGATTGCCTTGCACGGCTCACGGGCAGCGAACCTTCAGAACTACCCGACCCTGGCTAAGGCCGCGATTGAGGCGAACGTTGACGAGGCTGACCTTGCACGCCTAGTGAACTACGCCGAGGTGGACCGGGCCGCTGAGCGCGTGCTGGGTGCCTTGAACCTCGTCTACAACGAGGAGGGCGATGAGGCGAAGTCCAGTCTGGGTCAGTATCAGGTTGACAATATCTTGAACTCTGCGAATCCGGTGATGAAGGCCGCGATTCTTGATGTGGTTGCAGAGAAGATCAAGGAGCTTGAGGCACCGGGTGGGACCGATTCTGCCTCGTGGGCTGACACGCTTATTGAGAACGCCGGACAGATCCTTGACACACTTTTCACTCCGTTTGTTGTCGCTAATGAGGCTGTACAGCAGGGTGTTCGTGCTGGAATGTACGGCAGCCAAGTGGAAACCTCTCAGGCGTTCGCCCCGATAGGTATCCCCCAGAACATTTTCGAGTATTGGGACAAGGTAACCGAAGGCAACTACGACCAGAAGCTGCTGTCCTCAGCACGGCAAGAGTACGGGCCTGCGGCTGTTGACCTTGTCCTTGCGGTGGAGAAGAAGACCCTTGAGGGTGATCCTGATCCGCTCGTCTCAGTGATGATGGAGCAGGCCAACAACCCCGAGGCCATGAATCTCCTGTCAGACATGCTGTACGGGGAGAACTCCACGGGCATAAACATGGCTGAGGTTTCTCGGGCCGTGGACAATGCTGCACTGGGAAACACGGGTCAGTTGTTCTTGACTGGCGTCCTGGGTGATGTCGGCATGGGTTCTGAGGCTCGCGCCCGAGGAGCAAATGCGACCAACATTGTTGCGACGCTGGCGCTTGATCCGACTCTTCTTGCTGGCAAGATCCGTGCCGCCTACATCACGACACGCTTCGCGCTAGAGAAGATCGCCCCTGGCGCGTCTCGCGCTGGTATCAAGTCGGCGCTCAACATGCGTCCAACTCGCGTGTACTTCGAGGGGCTGTTCAATCAGCTCAACAGGTACGACGAACTGGTGCAAACTAACCCAGGTCAGGCTGCTGTGCTGCGTGAGCAGATTCGCCGCCAGTACCCCGAGATCCCAGACAACACGATTGATGTGTTCCGTCAGGACGGGGTCAGGACTGTTGATGATCTCGTTGACTGGACTGTTGAAACCAATGAGATGTTCACGAAGTTGGCGAAGGGTCAGCCTGCTACTGGGTTGATCTCTGCTGGTGAGTCTGCTGCTCCTGAGCCGCTTGCGAATGCGATCTTCAATCGCGGTCAGGCTCAGACCCGTGACGCCCTGCTCCCCCGTACTTCGATCGCTCGTCGTGCCCGTAGCAGCTTTGCACGTTCTATCAGTCCACTGATGCCGTCACGTCGTGGGCAGGCAGTGATCGAGGACGTGTACGGCAATACATCAAACGTTGATGACTTTGTTGAGACTGTGTCGGATGTCGCCAATGTCTCAAGGGCTGGGGTCATTGAGCGTGCCGGTATTGAAACCGGCACTCCTGGCGCAGTAGGCAAGAAGGTAGACACCGTCTTCAAATACTTCTCGTCTATTGGCATCGGGCATGTCAACATTGTTGACGGTCGTGACGCGAAGCAGGTGTATCGCTACGCACGCATGTTCCTGTCGCGTAGGCATGCAGCCTATTGGGCTGATATGTGGCGTAAGGCGACCCCGTCGCAGCGTTACGACATGATGATTGGTCTGAATCGGACGGCTGCTGCGGCTAAGGGTCTGGATCTGACTGATCCTGAGATGCTTGCCCGTGTTGATGAGCTGGTGACGGCTACGCGGACGAAGACTTCATTCAGTGCCAAGTCTCCTACCCTGTCGCAGGCTGCCGCACCCGTTGAGGCACCTGAGGCGTGGCCCGGTGGGCCTGCGCTCTTTCACGGTACTAGCAGACCTATTGGTAGGTTCCGTCCCACAGATGAAGAAACCGAGTTCGTTGCTCAGGGCTTTGGCACGCGCACCTTTGCTCGCTTTGAGGAAGGCCCGCTTTCGGGCGATCAGTCCACAAGCCTGTACGGTGGCATCTTCTACGCCACTGTTGATCGTGAGCGTGCCGCCACCTACATGAAGAAGGGCGCGGCTAAGCCGGGACGCGCTCGAAAGGCTGATGTTTGGGATGAGCAAGGACGATCCGTAGGAACTATCTATGGATTGCCTGACGAACCGAAGATGTACAACGTCAGGTGGGTTGGATCGGAGCCTCCACGCTTTCTTGACCTAGATCAGCCTGCGCCGCAGCGGCTGCGTGATCTAGCATCCGGTGCAGGATTCTTTGATGAGATCGGCATCAATGCTGCTGACGATTACGCCGACGAGTTCGCGGCCCTACTGAATGACCCCCAGAGCACCGGGGCGCAGATTCTTGACTTCATCCGCACTAGGGGCGGCAGTGAGGCCTTTGACAATCTGCAAACCGTGTGGATGACACTGGCTGATGAGGGCTTTGACGGCTATAAGCATGTCGGTGGGACCAAGGCCGGTAGGGGTCAGAAACTTCACGATGTGTACATCTTCTTCAATGAGAACAACATCAACGCTATACCTGAGCCGGAAGCAGTCGCGTCAACGATTGATATGACTATTCCGTCTCTGTTCCCTGACGGTTCAGAGAAGGCGCTGTTTGGCTGGCAGACAGCAAGCCACGTCGCCCTGCCGAATATCCGTGAGATGGAGAAGTTGGGTCGCTGGCAGCGGTTCGTCTCCGAGCATGGCGGCACACTCGGTGAAGCCATACTTGCAGCGCCTCAGCGTGTAACGGATGCCTGGTCACTCGGCACACTCTTCGGTCTGCGGTTCTCCCTACGCTCCGCTATCGAGGACTGGTGGTTCTACGCCGTCATTACGGGTGGGAACCTGAAGGATCTGTACAAGGGTCGCCGCATGTCCACGATCCTGCGTGAGACACGGGGTCGCAGGCGTGAGACAGCGTTCAGTGGTGGCAAGAAGGATGTCCCTGCTCTGGGCATGATTAACCGTCGCGCTCGCGCTGTCGGTGACATGCTTGAGAACCGGGACAACTTTGCCGCTCAGATCCTGGGCAGTTTCATTCGCGGCAACCTCGATCAGGAAGACGTACAGGCTGCCTACCAGGCCGCTCGCAGGGGCAACTTCGATCCAATGCGTCGCCTAGCTGGTGTCGCTATGGCCTCAGCGCGGATGACCGGCTTTTCTTCCGCTGAGAAGGAGTACCTGCTTGATCTTGTGGACGGTCCGTTCGGTCTGAAGATTCTGGATGAGCTTGCCGAGACTGGGCGCACACTGAACAGCGGTGGCCTCGTGGATGAGGCTGCACTTCCGATTGCTGGGACGGACACGGTTGGTGTGTCGGCTGGGGCACTGCCCCGCACGGATAACGGCAAACTGGTCCCGGTTGGTGATTACACTCCTGAGCTGCCTGTTGATCCGGTGCTGCCTGAGTCGTTCCTGTACTGGGAGCGGAACATCAATGGCGTGATGCTGGGTGATGGCCCTGCTGGGCGTATCGCTGTTGCTTACCTTGATGACCCTCAGGAGGCCATTCGTCGGGTTGCTGACGAGATCCGCAATGACCCCACCGGGTACGGGTACAAGTGGCGGTTCGCTGCCCTGGAGTCTGAGTCACCGGAAATGTTCGCTGCCCGAAAGGTGCAGGCAGTTCGGGCCATGTTTTCGGATGCTCAGGGGAACCTGAACGAGAACCTGTGGCGCAAGGTGGTTAGTCCTGATCGTACTGTCCGTGCCTACGCTGAGGCTGAGGATGGCACTCGAGGCCTCATCATCGATGCAGGCGTGTTGAGGGCTTTGCCGAAGGAGCAGCGTCCTGCCTATGTTTCGGGACAGGTCTACGGCACTCCTCCCACGGCAAACGGTCTCGGTGCTTTTATGGACCGCTCGTGGTCATGGATGGGTGAGCAGTACGCACGCATCTCACGCGAGCCAATCTTCCTTGCCAACTACATTGCCCATCGCAGGCAGCTCGCTGGCTACCAGCGGGAACTGACTGAAGAACTGGGCGAGAAGGCCGCACGCCGCGTCGTCTCACGCATGGCTGAAGACCGGGCGTACTCGTTCACGTTGTCGTACATGGATAACCCACAGAATAGGTCACTGCTGGCATACAAGGTTCGTAACGTGTCCCGTTACTACCGGGCTACGGAGGATTTCTACCGCCGCGCAATGCGTGCGGGAAAGAACTACCCGGTTGGCTTGTGGAAGACGGCCCTGATCTACGACGTTCTTGATGACACGGGTTTTGTGTACACGGACGACAATGGCGACAAGTACTTCCTGTACCCAGGAACGAACCAGTTGATGTCCGCGATGAGCGAGGTGTACGGAAAGATTTCAGGCCAGGACCAGATGGAAATGCCGTACCCGTTTGTCTTGGGTGGCAAGGTCAGGATGCTGGCTCCCTCCACGGACCCGAATCAGCTCACCCCCACCCTTGCGGGTCCGTGGGGAACGATCTCGTGGAAACTACTTGCTCGCCGCTTCCCATCCCTATCGCGACTGAACCGGGTCGTTCTGGGTGAATACGGGAGAACGGGCGAGGGCAGTGTCATTGATGACTTCACGACATCGTTCTTCCCCGGTCAGTTGCAGCGTGCCATCAATACTCTCAGTGATGACGAGGTTGATTCGCTTGTTGCGGCGTCAGCGAAGGATGCTCTCACTATCGCGGTTGTCAATGATTTGATTCCTGAGGACGAGAACACTCCTGAGTTTGCGAACGCCATGGCGAAGATTGACATGATCGCCTGGTCCGCTGTTCTGGGACGATTCTTTACTGGGTTTGTGTTCCCTGCGTCACCGCAGCAGTTCAATGCAAATATCAACGAGTTCGCTCGCCGGAACCGTGTGGTGGCTCCGAGGCCGGCGTTCCTGAAGATGGTGCAGAAGTATGCCGATCAGGGGGAAGAGAACCCTGTGGGTGCGGCTTTGGCGAACTGGTGGAAGTTGGATCAGAACCTGATGCCGTTTACGGTGAGCCGCACTCAGGATGTGGATGAGGGTGTGCGCGGCACGGCCCCGTTGAAGACTGCTAAGTCTGTGCTGGATTGGTACAACAACAACCGTACCGGGATCATCGAGAAGTACCCGCAGACTGCGTACTTCCTTGCGCCTCAGGACGAGGGATTTGACTGGAACACTTGGGGTCTGATCGTCGCAGAGGGTCTGCGGGTGCCTAAGGCGATGCTGGATAAGAATGGCGATCCTGGCCCGTTCCTTCGGGATCTGTTCGCCGCTCAGGGTGAGTTCCAGTATTACGCGACTATTGCTGACTATCAGCGGGACATTGACGCCCTGGATCCTCGTGACCCTGAACAGTACCGCCGCATCAGGGAACTTGAGGAGCAGCGGTCTGCTGATCTTGAGGGTGTTCGCACCAGCAACCCGTATCTGGATTTGAAGCTGGCTGAGAACAGCAACTGGGGTGAGCGTGATGTTGTTGCGGAGCGTGCCCTAACTCAGACGAAGCGCATGGTAGACGAACTGTTCGAGTCGACTCCGAGGGATGACTGGAATGGCTCCCCCGCTCAGGCAATCCGTAACGCGATCTACACCTACATTGATTACGCGAGTGAGATCAAGATGACGGTGGGCGCTGATGATGCGTCTGAGTACAAGCGTCGCATGCTGCGTCTGGATCTTGAGACTGACCTTGAGGGTATCGCTGCGTCTAGCCCGAATGCGAAGTTGTTTATCAGGAATGTGTTGATGTCCGATCCTGACATTAAGGTGCTGGACTTGGAACTGGTTGGGGCTGCAAATGAGTGATCGTGTGTATGTTCCCGGCTACGGCTATGTCGGTGGCGAGGACAACACGGGTTCAGCTCGTGGCACTGGTGGATCTCGCCCCAGCCCTGCACCTTCGGGCCGCGAACGCCGCACTTGGTTCGGTACGGATGCCGTTAGGCGTGCCCGTGAGAATGCAACGACTGTTGACGGGTCACAGAGGGGCAAGTACGGGACTCCAGATGGCACCCCGTCTGAGGACCCGGTTGCTACGGCACCGAGAGTTCGACCTGATCTGACCCTACCGATCACCTACCGGCCCCCGGTCAGTATGTGGCGTACCGCAGATCGGCAAGAGCAGGAGGTGGGCACTCTGCCGCTGCTGTACCGCATTCAGGACGCGGGTGATCTGCGTGAAGCATTCTGGGGTGATCCTGAGTCTCGGGCGATCATTCAGGCTGCTGCGCGTATCTACTATCGGGACTACCCGAACTACAACGATCAGTGGGCTGAGGGCTGGTGGCAGAAGGACATCATGGGCGCTGCCCAGAACCCCGGTGCTGTGCCTCCGTGGGAGATGCTGCAACTGATCTTCACTGAGGGCGCGAAGGCTGAGTCAGCGCCTGACGGTTCATCACCGTCCACCTATGGTGGAGGTAGCGGTGGTGGTGGCTATTCCGGTGGCGGCGGTTACGGCGGTGGCGGAGGTGGTCAGGTCAGCCTGACGAACCCGACCTCCGCTAAGGGCCTGTTGATGCAGACAATGCAGCAGGCACTTGGTCGTAACCCGACACAGAATGAGTACAGCCAGTTCTTGAAGATTCTGAACGAGGCTGAGATGGCTAACCCACAGACTGTCTCCTTTGAGGACGGTATGGCTGTCGGTTCCGGGGGTGTTGATCCTGGGGTTCTTGCGATGGAGTTCGCTCAGGACGCTGAGGATTACCGCGAGCGTCAAGGTGACCAGTATTTCCAAGTGTTCATGCAGTCGCTGGCTGGGGGTGCATGATGACTGATCAGCGCATCCCTGACTCTGGTGCACCGGCTTCTGGTGGCCCTAATGATGTGAAGAGAAAGCCTGAGGCCATTCGTATCGCGGAGCGTGACATCCGCCTTGCGGAGCAGGCTCTTGCTGATGAGAAGAAGACGGGTTCAGAGACTTCGATTGCTGCTGCTGAGGACCGCCTGCGGGAAGCTCGGGCGGCTCTTCGCAGGATCCGTAAAGCTGACCCTGGTGAGGACCGGCGCGAGGCTCGCCGGGACTTCATGGAGGACTATTTCAATCGTCTTGGTCCCGAGGTGGCAAACCTTGTTAGGACGGATGATGAACTGCGTCAGTTGTTTGATGAGGCTGTGCGTAAGGGTTGGGATGCTCAGACGTTTAACAGTGAGTTGAAGAAGACTGACTGGTGGAAGGATCCGAAGAAGGGCCTGTCGTGGCGTAACGCTTTTGAGCTGGAGTTTAACAACCCGCCTGGGGTGTGGAATGAGGCTCTGAAGACTGCTCGGGATAAGATCAGCGAACTTGCGAACGAGTTGTACAACATTGTTATTCCTGATGATGTGTTGAATCAGATTGCTCGCCGCTACTACTACCAGGGTTGGAATAGCAACGAGCGTGGCTTGAAGGTGTGGCTTGCTAGACAGTTCAGGAACCAGTCTGCCGCTCCTGATGCTAACTTGACCCCTGGTGGTGCGCTTCTGGACACGGAGCGCACATTGTCTGAGGCTGCTCGTGAGTATGGTTTGACTCGTGATGCTGATTGGGCGCGGAAGACTGCCCAGCGGATTTTGAATCCTAATGCGAAGTATGACGAGGATGACGCCTGGAATGAGTTGATCACTGAGGCCGAGTCGAAGTATCCGGTGTTTGCTGGTCGCTTGTCGAAGGATCGTTCGGTTCGTGATCTGGCTTCGGGCTATATTGGTGAGCTTGCTCAGATGCTGGAGATCAGGGACCCGAACTCGATTGACCTGTCTGATCCGCTGTTGAAGCGTGCTTTCACGAGTCTTGATGAGAAGAACCAGCCACGGCTGATGCCGTTGTGGGAGTTCAACCAGGCGATTAAGAAGGATGAGCGTTGGCAGTACACGAATAACGCTCTCAATACTTATTCGAGTATCGGGTCTGATTTGGCTCGCATGATGGGATTCGTGGGGTAGGTATGGCTAAGCAGACTGACGCCGATAAGGCTATTGAGAAGGTCAATCAGCTTCGCCGGGATGGCAAGATCACTCAGAAGGAAGCGCAGTCGCTGCGTAAGACTGTTCGCAGGAGGGCGACGGCGGTCGGTGCTTTGGGTGGCAGTGACCGCCGGGTGATTTCTGCGGCGAAGCGGAAGGCGACTGGTGGGGCTTCGGGGCAGCCTCCGAGTGGTGCTAGCCCTGGCGCTCCTTCTGGTGGCCCTAACCCTCAGCCTGGTTCTGGGTCTGGTGGTGGCGGTTCAGTAACACCTCCCGAGCCTGATGAGGAACCACGACCTGGCTACAAGTGGGTGTGGAACGCGGAGACACAGTCTTGGACTGAGACGAAACGAACGAAGGATGACAAGCCGACCCAAGTTCTTCCTGAGGGCTACGAGTGGGTGTGGGATGACGCAACGGGGTGGGGATTTCGTGAGGTCTCTGCCTCTGGCGATCCAGGCTCAGAGTCCGGTTCAGGTGGCGACGGCGAACCAGCGGAGCCAACTGGCCCCGACGCGCAGACATTAGCCACACGAGCCAATGCCCGTGAATACCTGAAGGGTCTGTTCAAGCAGTTTGGTTTCTCTGACGAAGACAGCGCGAAACTAATGGGCGATGTTGAGGGCTGGATCCAGTCTGGTTTGGCTGATGCTGGTACGGACGCGGTGCTGATGAAGTTCCGTGACACGGATATCTATAAGCGCCGTTTTGCTGGCATGTCTGAACTGATTTCTCGTGGTCAGGCTATCACTGAGGCTGAGTACATTGGACTTGAGTCCTCGTACCGTAATGTCATGTCTAACTACGGTATTGATCCGACATACTATGACTCGCCTGAGGATTATGCTCGCTTGATTGGTGCTGGTCTTTCTGTGCGTGAAGTTGAGGAGCGGGTTGTTGCCGCGAAGCAGGCAATGAATCCTCTCGTGGCTGCTGAGTTGCGTCAATATTACGATGTGAGTGACGGTGACCTGACGGCATACATGCTTGGTTTGACTAACGAGCAGGGTTTGCGTTTCAAGGCTGACCGTAATGAGGCTATCCGCACCCAAGAGGGTATTCGCGGGATTGCTCGTACTGCACAGATTGGTGCTGCTGCGGAGCGTGCAGGGTTCAGCATGGACCGTGCCTACGCTGAGCGTCTTGCTGGTACTTCTGTGGGTGCAACGATTGACCCGTTCCAGATGGGAACCCTGGCTCAACTTGAGGGCGAGTTCGGTAGGGCTCGTCGTGTCGCTGAGAGGGAGACAACTCTTGCCGGAATCGACCGTGAAGCGTTTGATCAGAGGGACGCTCTTGCTGCTGCTTTCGGTGATGAGCAGGCGAGGCTCGCGTCGGAGAGGCGTGCACGGCGTGAGCGTGCGCGGTTCGCTGGCTCGGCTGGCACTGCTGCGGGGTCTCTCGGGGTCGAAAGGAACCTCTAGGCGTGGATGACTATAGATGGTACAGGGTTCATACGGGACGTTAGTCCTGTTCGGGGCTGAATGGAAAGCAGGACTGTAAAACCACACGATGGTGACAGACCTAGACCTGGGTTCGATTCCCAGCAGCTCCACTCCACACCAGATCGGTCGGCCCTGGTGTGCGTCACAAGACCGATAGTCACAGCCACACGCTACTTCCCCAGTTGCGTGTGTGGGTGGCGACTTCCACGGATGAGAAGAGGGTGAGGGCATATGGCCCAGCACGAGTATGATCTGCCTGACGATTTCGATGATTACGATGATGGTGCTATGACGCAGGTGCGTCGGGCACATAAGGCCGCTGTGAAGCGGTTGAAGGAACTTGAGGGTGAACTTCAAGGTTACCGTGTCGAATCGCGTAAGCGGACAGTAGCAGACGTTCTCGCGTCTCGCGGTTACAACCCGAAGAT